CAGAAGGTATGTTGTTCAAAAGAAAACAGTAACCGAAATTGCTGAAGAGTGTAAGGTATCTGCTATGACAATACAGAGAGCCCTAGACAAGTTTGGATTAATTAAAAAACGATGAAAATTTATGATGGAAGCTATAGTCAGGCTAATCAGGAGTCTTTTGTAATCGGTTCTTTAAAAGAAAAAAGAAACGGATATTATTTAGAGATCGGTGGCTATCATTCTAAAGACGATAGCAACACCTATCTTTTAGAAACACAGTATGGATGGTCAGGAGTAGCCCTAGAAATAGACAAGACAAGATCAGATGAATATAATTCAAATAGATCTAATATATGTTTAACTGCCGATGCAACAACTTTTAATTATTTAGAATATTTTAAAAACAATAATTTCCCAGATCGTATAGACTACTTACAAATAGATATTGAGCCTGCATTTCAATCTTTAAAAGCTTTAGAATCCTTGCCCCTTGACAAATATAGGTTCTCTATTGTAACATTTGAACATGACCTTTATTTAAATGAAAAAAATTTACTGATAAAGGAAAAGGCAAAAAAAATATTTAAAAAATTTAATTACGTTCTTGTAAAAGAGAATGTAGAGCACGAAGGCAAGATATTTGAAGACTGGTGGGTAGATTCAAATATATACAATGATATGGAGATAGTATGTTAAAGCCAGTATTTGCAGATGTAAAAGAATTTAGATATCAAGATTTATACCTACATTCAGTTAGTGCCCCCGCAGGACATAAAATATTAAACACCTGCCTTGAAATAGCTCAAATGTTAATTGAAAAGAATATTTCATATGGTAATTCAGCCCTTGAACCAGCAAGAATATTTTCAACGGCGGATTCAACAGAACAATTAAAGGTTCGTATTGATGATAAATTAAATAGAGTTAAGAATAACCAGGGATACGCTGGAGATAATGATATCGATGATTTAATTGGATATTTAATTCTATATAAGATAGCGAAATTAGGTTGATTTTTTAGTCGACTAGGAGTATACTCTAATATATGTCTGAGATAGAATTAACCCACCATTTTGACCGCATGAATACTGTTGTGTCAGAATTGCTTAAAGGTAACAACCCTACCCAAATTGCCGCCCTCACAGGCTTTAAGAGAGCCGAAGTAGTTGAGTTGGTAGATGAGTGGAAGAGTGTTGCTCACAACGACACAGCGGCCCGTGAAAGGGCTAAAGAGGCTATCTCTGGAGCAGACCGTCACTACGCAATGCTTATTAAAGAAGCGTGGAAGACAGTAGAAGATGCTGACACTCAGGGACAATTAAATGTTAAAGCCACCGCTCTAAAGCTTATTGCAGATATTGAAGGAAAAAGAATTGGAATGTTACAAGAGGTTGGACTCCTTGACAATGCAGAACTAGCAACACAGATTGCAGACACTGAAAGAAAGCAAGACATCCTAGTAAAGATATTAAAAGAAGTTACGGCTACCTGCCCTAAGTGTAAAATGGAGGTTGCAAAACGTCTTTCTCAAATAACTGGAATAGTTGAGCCCGTCATAATTGATGCGGAGGTTATAAGTGGATCTTGATTTTAATGATTTAATTGACATACTAGATGGCGAAGAGTTTGATGAACGCCCAGTAGACCTAAGAACATTTGTTACAAGCCCCGACTATTTAGGGCTACCAGAACTATCAGAACACCAATACACCTTAATTGAAAAAAGTTCTCAGGTGTATAAAGAGTCCACTCTTATCAAGTTATTTGGTGAAGAAGAAGGCTCAAGAATGTTTAAGCAAACCGCTAATGAAGTAGTTGCTCAATTAGGCAAAGGGTCTGGCAAAGATTATTGCTCTACAATATCAGTAGCCTATATAGTATATTTACTATTGTGCTTAAAGGATCCCGCAAATTATTATGGCAAGCCGCCAGGGGACTCAATTGACATTATTAATATTGCAATAAATGCACAGCAAGCAAGCAACGTTTTCTTTAAAGGATTTAGAACCAGAGTAGATAAGTGCCCTTGGTTTGTTGGCAGATATACCGAAAAAGCTTCAGAAATAAAGTTTAATAAAAACATTACCGTACACTCAGGCCACTCAGAACGAGAGGCTTGGGAAGGATACAACGTAATAGTAGTTATTCTAGACGAGATATCTGGCTTTAGCGTAGAGAACACAACGGGCCATGAGCAAGCTAAAACAGGAAGTTTAATTTATGAAATGTACAGGGCTTCAGTTGACTCCCGTTTCCCAGACTATGGCAAAGTAATTCTTCTGTCATTCCCAAGATATAAGCATGATTACATACAGCAACGGTATGACGACGTAGTTGCAGAAAAAGAAACTGTAATTAGAACCCATCATTTTAAATTAGACGAACTACTTCCAGACGGAACAGAGGGTAACGAGTTTGATATAGATTGGGAAGAAGATCACATCCTGTCTTATAAGTACCCAAGAATGTATGCCTTGCGTAGACCAACATGGGATATTAACCCAACAAGAAAGATTGAAGATTTTAAAGTAGCATTTTATAAGAACGCCCCAGACGCTTTAGGAAGATTTGCTTGCATGCCATCAGAAGCAGTTGATGCATTCTTTAAGTCAAGAGAAAAGATTGAAAGCGCATTTAGCAACATGGCTTTAGCTGTAGATAACTTTGGAAGATTTGAAGACTGGTTTGCCCCAGACCCAGATAAAGAATATTTTATACACGTAGACTTAGCACAGAAACACGATCATTGTGCAGTATCAATGGCACATGTTCAAAAATGGGTGAACGTAAAAGTAACCGACACCTATTCTCAACCCGCACCAATTGTTGAAGTTGACGTAGTAAGATTCTGGACCCCGACAAAAGACAAGTCCGTAGACTTTACAGAAGTAAAAGATTATATATTATCATTAAGAACTAAAGGATTTAAAATACGTGTGTGCACTTTTGACAGATGGAACTCTCACGATATGATGCAGCAGTTAAAACAATATGGAATTGACACCCAGACTTTGTCAGTTGCCAAGAAGCATTATGATGATATGGCCATGGTGGTTGCAGAAGATAGACTGACTGGTCCGAGAATTCAATTGCTGGTTGATGAACTTTTGCAATTAAAGATTATGCGAGACAGAGTAGACCACCCAAGAAAAGGATCTAAAGACTTGGCGGACGCAGTATGTGGATCTGTATACAATGCTATTAAAATGAGCAGGCCTTCTAATAACGAAGAGATAGACATTCACACTTACAGTTCTTTAAAGTGGGATAGAGAAGAAGAAGACACAATTGTTACAAACATGATAAGAGCACCAAGAATGCCTCAAAGCTTATCAAATGCACTAGAAGGAATGGAAATCATATGAGCATATATCAAGATCAGGCTAAGGAGTGCAAGTGTTGTGGAAAACACGTTCCTCTGCCGACCACATTGAAAGAGTATCAAGGAGTAGTACTTTGTCCAACAAGTTTTGCTAATGTTGTAGAGTATAAAAGAATTTGGAAGTCTATTGGCAGTAGACCTACTGGAAGTATAAGAAAACACTTTTCTGATTATGTTCAGCAAGTAGTAGAATCCACCATAGACAAAAATGAGGACGGAACCCTATGACAGAAGAAGAAGATCAACAAGATGCAGATAAGCTATCATATTATCTAGAAATAGGTGCCGTTAGTTTAGAAGGTATGGATGAAAACGGAGAAATGATTTATTCAATTAGCGAAGATGCTGAAACTATAGCTCCAGAATTATGGCGATCCCATACAGAGTATGTAGATAGGTCTTTACTGGAATTGTATGAGCAGGGACTTGTTGAAGTGGAATATAATGAGAACCTTGAGGCCACTCTTCATATTAGTCCAGAAGGACAAAAATTTGCTAGAGAAAAAGGATTAATTGAAATGGATAGGCCCGAAGATATTCCTAATAATTAATATAGTATAATAGAGATCTGCACCCCGTCACTGGGGAGTCGCAGACTATTCGGGTCGCTACCCGAAGGATGGACCTGAGTACGTCCCCAAACTGCTCATTTAAATTTAAGGGGAAACATGTTTGAGTATAGAATTAAGCAAGTAACAAAAATTGTAGATGGAGACACAATAGATGTCGACATAGATCTAGGATTTAGTATTTCATATGCTCAAAGACTTAGGCTGGCAGGAATAGATACCCCAGAGTCTAGAACCCTAGATAAGCTAGAAAAATCTTTAGGTGTTGAATCAAAAGATTACCTTAAGTCTAAGTTTAAAGACGCAAAGGTTATAGTTGTAAAAACAGAAAAGCCAGACAGCACAGAAAAGTATGGTCGCATACTTGGATGGATTTACATTGACGGCAACATAAAGTCTATTAACGAACAGATGATTGAAGATGGATACGCTTGGGGATACATGGGCGAAACTAAGGTTAAAGATTTTGTAGCCTTAGCAGAGAAGAGAAAAAAGAGCGGTAAGTAATGCCAGTATATGAATACAAGTGTGAGTGTTCACCAGAAAAGATTGTGTCTAAAGAAAGATCAATTTCTTCAGTAGAGCCAAACTATTTATGCTCAAGTTGTGGTCAAAGATTACAAAGAAACTACACGCCATTCGGCATACAGTTTAAGGGTAATGGCTTTTACAAAACAGATAATATTAAATAGCAACGTGGTATAATTAACTAAGTAAGCAAAGATATTGCATTACTTAGGAGAGACTTAGTTGACTAGAAAGTTAAAGTACTTTTTAACCAGCCTTTTTATTGTGGGCTGGATTTTTCTTTTTGGGCCAAGTGTTGCTTATGCCGAGGATGTTCCTCCCCCAGCCGAACAAGTTGTAGTTAGTCCAGCACAGGTAGCGGTGAATACAGCGATTGCAACAGCTACTACTGAGGTTGCACAAGCAGTATCGGCATCAGAAACAGCAACAGCAACCATTGCGACTGCAGTACAAGCAGTAACAACATCTAACACAGCCGTAACTGCGGCAACTACTGCAGTAACTGCAGCAACTACTGCGGTATCGGAAGTATCAAATTTATCTACGGCGGTAGAAACAGCAACTGCGGTTACACAGGCAGTTACATCAACCGTAACGGCTGTTACACAAGCAGTAGCGGCTATCCCAGTAAGTGCTACAACTCAAACACCAGAAGTTGTTACAGCACAAGCAGTTGTTACAGCGGCAGCCCCTGTTGTTGAGTCTGCAGCGGCAACAGTTATAGCAACAGCAACTCCTTTAATGACACAGACCCCAACTACAGTTACACAAGTAGCAACAGCAATTGCAACAGAAGTTGCCCAGGCCGCAACAGCCTCTACTGCAATACAGGTAGCTCAGGCGACAATAGATACCGCAACTGCTACAGTAGCAACGGCAACCACGGCGGTAGCAGCAGTAACTACTGCAACTACAGAGGCACAAACACAATTAACTCAGGCAAATGTTGCAATTAATACTGCTCAAGATGCAGTCAATGCTTTGGTGTCCACAATTGGCACAACATCAAATGTTTTATCAAATACAGATGATGCGGGAATTAGAATGAACTTACCATTTAATTTACAATTAGGAGGAGTTACATATTCAAATGTTTATGTTAGCTCTAATGCAACTATAACCTTTGGAGTCAATGAAGGACAGAACTACTCTTCTACACCCAATGCCCCTTCAATTTCTGTAGCAGGATATGACTGGACTACGTGGAGCAACGGCTCTGGTATTACTTATTCAACAACAACCAATACTCTATCTATTGCATGGGATGTTCGTGTATTCCCATTAACAACCGCAGAAACACAGATGACTCAAATTAGATTTAATGCAGATGTAAATCCAGCAGATGGTGCCTGGTCAGCAGATATCAATGTTACAGGCCCAATACCAAACGGAACAAGATTTAACGTAAGGGAAACCGCTGGCGGAGCAATAACTGCTACTCCAGATACAAACTCTGGTCCTGGATATAATGCAACAATCAGTCAAGGAGCTGCATTTACCCCTACCCCTGATCCAGATAATGCAACAGTATTGGCAGCAATTGACACGGCAAATGCACAAATTGCTACATTAAACTCAGCAATTACCGCAGTTGTTGCTACAAACACGGCAAATACAACAGCCGTAGCAGCAATTCCTGTAATCGCTACTGTTTCTGCAAACACTGTGACTGCATTAACAACAGCAACTACAACATTAACTACAAAAGTAGCAGACATTGCGGTTGTCTCAACAGCAGTAGAAGCAGTATTGGCAGCACCAACTGTTGTTGCTACAGCACAAGCAGTAATTAATGCAGTTCCTGCACCAGCACCTGCTCCAGTTTATATTGCACCAGCACCAGTTGAACCACCAGTTGTCGTGCCACCTGTGGATACCACACCAGTTGTCGTGCCACCTGTGGATACCACACCAGTTGTCGTGCCACCTGTGGATACCAC